AATGTAAAAGTAGCATCAGGAACAAAATTTAATCATGCTCAAGGAATAGACCTTGTAGCATCAAGAGCAGGAGCAAGATAATGGCAGATAAAGTTAATATAGATAACGTTAGATATTCAATGGAAACACAAGAATACTTTCAAAGACAATTGGAAGCTAGTGTTAATGAATTAATAAATAAAAATAATACTGAAAGCGATAAAGCTTTTAGTTGGTTTATGAATTAAGGAGCATAAATGGCAGGATCATATATAGGGAAATACGATACAACAGCAGCAAATAATACAGCTACTTCAACAGGTTCAGTATCTGTTGCAGAGGGTATGTTGCCATCAAACATTAATAATGCCTTTAGAGATTTAATGGCAGACATTAGACAATTCTATAATTCTTCTGAATGGATAGAATATGGTGATGGAGCAGGAACTTATACACCTGCATACGCATCTTCTACAAGTTTTACAATTGCAGGAGTTAATGTAACTTCAGCTTATCATGTAGGTCGTAGAGTTAAAGTTGTAGCATCTACACCTGGAACAATTTATGGATCAATTACAGCTACTTCTTTTTCATCTAACACAACAGTTACAGTTGCTTGGGATAGTGGATCTCTTTCAGACGAAGCTATAACTTCAGTACACATTGGAGCCATTAGTGCATCTAATAGTTCTTTACCTGAAACCACAGCTATAACTGGAGATTATACTTTAGATGTATCAGGCGATATTATTTTTGATGCAGATGGAGATAATGTAACTCTTAAAGCAGCAGGAACAACAGCATTAGACTTTGTTTTAAATGCAGCAACAAGTGTAACACTAGATGCTCCTGGAGATATTCACCTAGACGCAGATGGTGGAGATATAAAATTTTATGATGGTGGTACTCAATTTGGAGAAGTTACTAACTCATCAACAGATTTAGTTATTAAATCTACAACATCAGATAAAGATGTTTTAATTAAAGGTAACGATGGTGGAAGTGCAATTACTGCATTAACATTAGATATGAGTGAAGCTGGAAAAGCTACATTCAATAATGATGTAATTGTTTCTGGTCTTACTGCTAGTAGAGCATTAACTACAAATGGTTCAAAACAACTTACATCATCAGCAGTAACAGATACAGAATTAGGTTATTTAGATGGTGTTAGTTCAGCTATCCAAACTCAATTAGATGCTAAAGCAGCAACAACTTATGTGGATAATGCTGTTGCAGGACTTAGAACTAGAATTATAGTTGAAGCAGCTACAACTGCCAATGTAACTCTTTCATCTGATCTTCAAAATGGAGATACGATTGATGGAGTAACTTTAGCTACAGGAGATCAAGTCTTAGTTAAAAACCAATCTACTGATAGTCAAAATGGTATTTATACAGTTGTTTCAAGTGGAACAGCTAGTAGATCAACTGAGTATGATGCAATAGCAGAAATATCAGGACAGATTGTAGTAGTTAATCAAGGAACAACTAATGACAATACTCTTTGGCTTTGCACAACTAATAGTTCAGCTACACTTGGATCAGATTCAATTTCATTTACAAAAATTACACCACAAAATGTTGGAGATGTAACATTAACTGGAACACAAACTTTAACAAACAAAACATTAACTACTCCAAAGATTGCAGAAATAGATTCATTAACTTCAGGTGATATTACTCTTGATGCAGAGGGAGATATTGTTTTGGATGCTGCTGGAAACGATTGGAGTTTTCAAGCAGGTGGAACAGAAGTTTTAAAAATTACAAACTCATCAAGCGATGTAATTATTAAACCAATTGTTGATGCTAAAGATATTATTTTTCAACAAAGGGATGGAACAGAGGTTGCAAGAATTGAAGATAATGCAACATTTAATGTTGTAACATCTAAACTAGCCATTAATGGCACAGCAATTACTTCAACAGCAGCAGAATTAAATATATTAGATGGCGATACATCAGCAGGAACTACAGCAGTAGCATCTGGTGATGGAATTGTAACTAATGATGGTGGAACAATGCGTCAAACAACTCTTGACACATTTGATACTTATTTATCTGCCTCAACAAAAACATTAACTAATAAAACCTTAACATCACCTAAAATTAATGAAGATGTTGTATGTTCTGCTACAGCTACAGAATTAAATAAATTAGATGGTTGCACATCTACAACCGCAGAGCTTAATTATGTTGATCTTACAACATTAGGCACAAGTGCTGCATCTAAGGTATTATCAGCAGATGCAAATAATTTAACAAAAATAACAGGTGCTATATATTTAGAAGAAGCTACATTAACTTTTGATACTACTCAAGACTGGGATGTAAGAGCATCACCAGTTGCAAAAGTAACTTTAACAAATAATGTAACTTTTGATGCACCAAGTAATCCAACAACAGGACAATTCATTTCAATACTTTGTATTCAAGATGGAACAGGAAGTAGGACTATCGCATGGAACGCAGTTTTTGAATTTACAGGTGATGAAGCACCTACAGCTACAACAACTGCATCTAAAGGCGATATGTTTAACTTTAGGTACAATGGAGCTAAATGGCTTGAGGTTGGTAGAAATCTTAACTTAACATTATCATAGGAGAAATATGTTTGCATTAGTACAATCAGGATCAATTACAAAATTCTTTAGTGGCAACCAAGCTGTTACCATTGGAGATACTCAATATCCAAAATCTATATTTACTTTATGGAGTAAAGCTGAAAGAGAAGCTATTAGTATTTATGAAGTAGTATTTGATAATAGTAATAAAAAAGATGAACAATGGTATATCAATACCAATCCATCTTATGCCTTTGCAATAACTGATGGTGTTGGACAAGTAACATCAACTTATGGAACAGCTACAGCTAAAGCTCATGCTGATACTTTATGGACATCACAAGATAAAACAGATGGTTTAATACCAGATGGTAAAGATGTAGGCGATGTTGCAGCCGAAGGATTAAAAACAAAATTAATTAGAACAGTTAAATCTCAAGCTGCTGGAATATTACAAGATACAGATTGGTACATAACTAGAAAAGCAGATGCTGGAACAGCAGTACCAAGTTCAATCACTACTCATAGAGCAGCAGTAAGAACAAAAGCCGCAAGTATGGAAACTCAAATTACAAATGCTAGTAATACACCAGCTTTAGAAACTTTATATACTTACACAACTAATGATGCTGGAGTTACATCTAGACCATTAGGTGAGCTTCCAACATTGGAGAGTTAATGATTATTTTACCAGCTAATACTTTATCAAGTGGTGGTTATGAAGTAGCCAACTCATGTAGGTTTAATGATGACGATAGTCCTTATATGTATAGAACAATGGGTACTGCAACTAATAGAAAAAAATTTACAATATCAGCTTGGTTTAAAAGATGTGAAATTTCAGATAATCATTATATTTTAGATGTTCCTACTTCATCGAATCATGATAGTTCTTTTAGATTTCATCAAAATAATTTTTTTGGTCTAGGACAGTGGGAGGGTTCAGATGTTACACAAACAAATACAGAAGCATTGTTTAGAGATGTTTCTGCTTGGTATCATGGAGTAGCTTCAGTAGATACAACACAATCAACAAATAGTAATAGAGTAAAAATTTATATAAATGGTGTACAACAAACTTTAGGTTCTCCTAGTTATCCATCACAAAATTTTGAATATTATATCAATGGGGCATATAGACATAATATTGGTTATAAACAACCTGATAATGCAAGATATTTAGATGGATATTTAGCAGAAATGGTTTTTATTGATGGACAACAACTAGACCCAACATCATTCGGAGAGTTTGATGAAGATAGTCCGACAATTTGGAAACCTATAGATGTATCAGGATTAACATTTGGCAATAATGGTTTTTATTTAGATTTTGAAGATAGTAGTAATTTAGGAAACGATGTATCAGGTAATAATAATGATTTTACTGTAAGTGGTCTAGCCGCAACAGATCAAAGCACAGATACACCAACTAATAATTTTGCAACATTAAATCCTTTAAATGTTCCAACATCTAACGCACCAGTAATGTCAGAAGGTAATCTAAAAACTATAACTATGAATGTTGATCCAGGCTACTTTGGTGGAACATCAACTATTGGTATGTCACAAGGTAAATGGTATGCTGAAATTAAGGATACTG